GGCTTGTTTCTGGCTGTCGTTCATCATGTTGATGAAGGTCCGTACCAACTACGTCCCCGTCGACGACAGCAAGCTGTTTATGCTCGTAAGTCGTTTCGAAGACTACTGGAAATTGGTCAAGACCTGTAACGGCCTTGATAGCACGGTCCTTTTCCAAAAGCTCTGCAACTGTTACGTTGAGAACCTTAGCCATTGCCTCAGTGATTGTTGTCTTATCACGTTGAGGCCAAGCATTGCTGCATTTGTACTGTTCTTCGCCAGTACCGTTCTTGAACTTGAGCTTGGTGATTTCAAGCACTTTGTTCGCCCAGGTTCCTATTATGGGGGTGTTGGCATCCGTCGTATGATAGCCGTGAGCCTTGTTGGCTGCACCTTGCTCTGGTGTTACAGTCTTGTTAGCTGATGCGTGTATCTTTGCGATGGTACGCAACGGATCAGCAAACGAGTCATACGTGGTGGTGGGGTCAACAAAATATCTTCCCAAAAATAGTACCGGTTCACCTCTTTGTCTCAAGTTGGATTTGTAGATCATACCCAAGTCTTGCACGACTTGCTCTACAAATTCTCTAAACACTCCTCGGTGATTGGCATTGACGCTATCGTCGCCAAAAATGGCTCCGATCTGCTCCCAAGCCTCGTCTTCCGTGTAGCCCATGTTCCTCAGCGCGCAATAGACATTAAACGCGTTATCAATAGTGCCAGCCTGAGTTGTTATCGAGCTGCCACTTCTGACCGTCATCCTCGGTTTGTAGGCCACCCCGTTTGATGTGGTGGCCCTGTTCTTATAAATCTCCTTGTATAATCTACGGAACTCGCCACGATGTTCTGGTGCGAAGTAACGCATGTATGTTGGTAGTAAAAGGAGATTTGAATAATCCGGGCTTTGGGTCCCATCCAGGCAAGTGTAATCGCCCTCTTCGAGGTCCTCACTCGGTTCCATTAGCATGACATGGCTCAGTCTCTCAACGATTTTGCGGGGAGGTTTGCCAGGGCAATACCAATCGTGTTGTTTGAGTATGTTGGCCATCGGTAAGCTAAATGCGGAGGATTGGATGGTGATTTCTGGGGACATGGTTGTGATGTTCCGCGGTGGTTTGGCGGAACCATACGTCTCAGTCTTAATGAAAGCTTTAAGCGAATTTTCTGTGTTAATCGACATCATAGGGGCAACTTGATCAAAGCGTCCCCGTTGGGCTTTCTTGTCCTGAGAGT